AGCCCTTAAGGTATCCCGTCAGATCTAACGGGGATTGCTTAGGCAATCGGTCTCCAGAGGCTCGACTCCGGTGCTTGCGAGATTGGGTACTACATTAATAGCTCAATATTAGCATTGCTAATACGTGTGTCAACACTTATTTTAATTTAAGCAACGTAATCTCCACGTAGGTCGTGATATGTCTCCGGCTCCTTGTCGATCATAGAATCGAACTGCGAATCTGTGAGCTTAGAGATATCGACCACTACCCCTTTCCCATCAGAGGACCCAGAAATTCCACCGGCTTTGGGTGGCTGTTTATTAGACGCGGCCACCTTCTCTTTAACCTGGGTCTGTTCAACTTTAGGTTGGACTGGTTCAACCGCAGTCGTAGGTTCACCCAACGAAGTCTCACTCTCCAACAACTCAGGGTGGAATGCGCGGATAGCCGCATCCGCTGCCTTACCTAACGCATCCGAGCGGGTATAACCCGCAGACAGGTAGCCCTGCATGATAATATTAGTCTGCTCTACAAAAGCATTGTTGTAATCGGCACTCTCTGGATTGTAGATATCGTAGGTGTCAATCATACCAGCGACAGATGTATCGAACTCACGCTGCTCTTTAGCCTGGGCCAGCGTATAACCTGTGACCTGAGTCTGTTCGAACTGGTACTGCTCACGTTCAGCATTACGGATCTCACCGCGTAACTGTTTTGCTTTAGTTTTATCTCCATCCAGAACAGCATCCATGTACTGCTCTTCTTTGGACTCAAAATCAAACTCAGGGGCATTTGGTTTGTTTTCTTCAGCATGTTGTTTAGCAACTTGCGCTTCCAGTATGCGATTCTTCTCAATGAGCACGTCCATACGATCTTTCGGGATCATATTTTCATCTGTACGTGTAGCGGGTGCTACTGCTGTCTCTGACTCCGACGCTGTCTCAGTCTCAGTAGCAGTCTCGGATTCCGCACTCGTTGTCTCTAGTACGGTCTCGGTCTCGGTCTCGGTCTCAGCTTCAGTGACTTCAGGCTCGGAGGTATCAGTTTCAACTGGTGTAGACTCTTCCTCAACCTCAGTATTAGGGATAAAGTCTCCACGGTCTTCCTCAGTGGTGTCGTCAACGGGGGTTTCTACAGGTTCCATAATGTACTCCTTAATGGGTGATGGTGTTTGGTTTAGGTTTGAGTGATTCCAACGCTATCTTGGTCTGACTATCATGCTGCGCTTTACGCAGGTTAGTTTCGCCATGAATATGGGCCAACTTCACCTTATTAGCTCGTTCTTCGCGCTTGTTAAGTAAATCCTGCTCCAGTTTACGGATCTCAAGATTGATATCGTCACCGTCTGATGTGAAGTCTTGAGCTTTAGCGGTACTTAACAGTGCCTGCGCTTTCTTGTTCTCAAGGTCAGCCTCGCTGTTAGCAATCTCCAGTTCAACCTGACGCATCTGTATCTGCTGCATCTGCTGCGCTAACTGCTGCTGCTCCTCACTCGGGGTGCCTTGACCTGTCATCTCACGCACACGTTCAGCTAACTCACGTTTACGTGACAGATGTGAATACTCAATAACTGCGTCATCAGGAACCGCTACGCCTACGTTACGCAGGTTAAGCGCTTCTGCAAATTGGGACTCATCGAAGGTGTCTCTTGCAGGCTGTGTACTGATAACCACGTCGTACTCACCTACTGTGACGTTGTTACGAACCTCACCTGTTAGCGGATCAGGCACGTTGATGCCGATCATCTCGCCCTTCTCCTCAGGTCGAGCCATGTTCCCTTGTGTAATCTGAATGACACGGTGCTCAGTGTAGAAATTCTTAATTAAAGAGTGCATACGCCGAGCTAAAATGTGACGAGTTCGCGCCAAATTATCTAAAGGTGTCTGAATCTGTACTGCACCGCGTTGAGTCTTAGCCTGTAACGCAACTCCCGATACCTCAGCACTCTCCTGACCCAACATGGCGTCAGAAATACCGCTTATTTCCTTAATATTATTAGCCGCTTTCATGCTAATACGGTCTAAACCGGTCGGAATCTGGTTAGGTTGACGTTTTAGCGGAGGCGTAGACGATTTAGCGTACTCGATCACCAAACCCGTCTCAGCACCCCTCTGTTCTAACTCCTCAACCGTCATATTAGTTAACGAACCCTGCTCCACGTCGTAACCGGAGTTAGATGTGGTGTTAACAATGTGCAGTTCTTGGGAACTGACCTTATTTAGCTGCTCCTGGGGGGATAGTAAATTCCGCACCATGCCAAACGGCTTACCACGACGGAAAAATGGAAAATACGGGATAATTGTAAAGTCGTCGTAGATAGACCAGTCATCATGGAGCAAAATATGGTCACAAGAGACCGTCCAACGCACCTTTTTCTCTGGCTTACGCTTAATTAACAACCCGTTGGTATCTGCGAACAACTTTAGTCGCTTAGGATCTGCACCGTCAGGTGCTCGCCGCTCATATGAGGTCTCCGGATCAACAAGATACTCCACTATTTTAATTTTACGACTCTGACGTTCGATTATTCGCACATTACGTATCGTGCGCTCGTCACCTGAGTCCGAATCAGTCTCAAAATCCCCAGGTGTACCGAAATTCTGCTCACCAAACAAGATAGAGTCATCCCCGAACTCAGATCGAGTCGCTGCCACGTTACGTAAGTCCCGTGCCGCCTTCTTACCGTAAGTTAATTCAACCTCATCGAGACTCAACCAACGTGAAATAGTCACCTCATTCCATGTTTTGGGGTCATACTCCTTAGCGTCAGGATCAAGCACCACATCTAACGGATCTAACGCTATAATCTCGATCTCGCCCTCAACCTTATCGTCGAAATTCATACGAATCTCGTAAAACCCTCGATCTTGGATCAAACCATCTGCGAAAACCTGACTCTCTGCCCAATCAAGCTGATTGTCATCACTAATTTGCATCGCCAGCTTAGTAAGGGTATCTGCCACGTCCTGTGTAGCGTCCCGTCGTGGTTTGAACACAATCTCACCGCGCGTACGACTCTGCTCACCTAAAACAGTGTTAACTGTAGTCAACACCGTGTTAATGGTGAGCGTTGGACGACCTTGTGCGTCCAATTTGTCTTTATCCGCCTGATCCCACTGCTCACCACGGTAAAAGTCGTCACATTTACGTGCGATCTCTACCCAATCTAAGTGACCTGCGTCTCTTGCGCGAACGTAACGACGGAAATTGTGATCCGCTACCCGTCTGGAGTCTTCGATGGCTTTACTCATAAGATAAGAATATTAGCACCGCTAATACAGTTGGGCAAATAAATATCCATCTAGTCTTCCCTCGTTTTTAAATTACGCCCTTAACCATGCCCACTCGTCCTCGTCATCACGAGCAATCTCGTCGTCGGTGCGAACACGTACACGCGACCCATCACCGGCAGTAACTACATGACCGTTACCATAGGTGAGATAAGAACCAGATTGTGTTGGCGTTGCGCCTAACTGCTGCTGCTGTAGTTGTGGCTGCTGCTGCTGTTGTTGTGGTTGTGGTTGTGGCTGTGGCTGTGGCTGTAGCTGTGGCTGTAGCTGTGGCTGTGGAGGTACACCTAACTGCCCTGATGGTCGTGGGTCAGCTACGTTAATATCCTGAGGCCGTACTGCGGTAGGGGTTACTCCACTCGCCCCTAATCCAGCAGCCGCCTCAATTTGCTCACCCATTGGACGATTGTCAACACCCAGCCGCTCACTCTGGCCCTGGATTCTACGTCCGAGGCGTAAGGCTCGTTCACGTTCTAAATCCAATGTGTACGTTGATGGGTTACGCTCTATGTAAGTTGCTAGGGGTTGGGCTACGACATACTCAGGATCAATTAACGGAGTGGTAGGATTCATCGGTGCCTCACCTGTCGATGGCCCTACACCAGCAGAGATCATATCCGCCTGTGCCACACCAGGATGGTGCTGCATTGCGACCTCTTCCGCACGTGGTAGTAACCATGCGTCCATATCAACACCTGGGAATGGTTCAGTTAGACCTACCGACTCAGCGCGTATCGCTGGGTTAAACGACTCCGCTTGTGGTGCAGTATTATCAGCACGGATGTGTGTCGGTTGACCTAATGAATTAGCGGCTGCCCGTCGGGGCCCAAGATCCAGCATGAGTTCCTTGTTCTGCCGCAACGGATGCCCAGGATTACCCTGCACACTGTCCTCGTCAGTCACTGCGGTATTACCACCCAACTTCTGAGCCAGCATCTGCGCCTGATAGACATCTTCTACTAATTTATACTCGTTGGTATCTCTATTCCACACTATGTACATATTTTAATCCTTTACTTAACCAGTCCAACTCGTTTACCAAGCTCCGAATGTATTGAATACTCCTCCCTTATCGCCTTAATACCCTGTTCTATCTTATTGAGCTCCATCCCCGCCTCTCTGGCTTCCTCGGCATTGCCACTATGCAAGGGTCTTTGTCGCCATTCCTCTAGTATATTTGCCTTCATGGCTTCCCCTTTATCTAGCGTGCCCCTCAACTGCGCCTGTCTCGCCTGCCACATCTCATCCCCCTGTGCGGTAGCAAACGCGCGAGCTCTCTCACGGCGATAGGCATTGATATTTGGATCGTTACGCATGAGATTCTTCATCTCCTCCTTCAAATTCCGCAGACCGTTGGCGTTAGCGTCTCGCGCCTCCTCTAAACTTGGAGACCAACCTTGGCCATCAAACGAAGGATGTAGTTCATGTGTGTATAACTCCATCGAGCTGTACTGGTTGTTCAACTTCTCGTATTTAGCCTGATTTTCTGGGGTCATACGTGGGAAATCCCCTTGTCTTGCTTTACTAAAAGCCACATCCAAATCGGCGTTCAGTTTTTCGAACTCAGCCTTCTGCGCCGTGGACATCTTCCCCTGGTCCCTAATATGGGTCAACTCGTCATAGCGCGTTACCTTCTCTTTACCGAGATACGAGGCGATATCATAGTCACCATTGAAATTATCCACCTTGGTGTAATATTTGGGATTTCCGCTCCGTTCTCGTAAAAACGCAGTCTCACTAGGGCGGGCGCCATGCGCCAAGTCGGCATCATATGTCGTATCAACCAGACCATCCCACCGATTCCCATTTTTACTGGCCACCCTTACCACATCGTCCGCCTTACTGACCACGGGCGCTACCTCACCTAAAGCACGCATAGTAGCAATGGGTACGGTTGCCGCAGCAGCGGCCTTACCTGCGGAACCAAGAAACTCACGACGTGATGGGTTATGGGTCGAGTTAACAACCTTACCAACCGTGTCCCCTACCTTTTTACCAGTACCAATCACGCCCTGTGCGTAAGAGATAGGTCCCGGGATACCCGCACCCAACTGAGTCACCATCCCGATGTTACGCAAACGAATATCAGCGCGGTCACTCAAATCGTTAGGTCTCGGGCGATCGTCCCAACCTATCATACGACCCAACCCTTGGGATGATGCCTCAAACAGGGGCATCTCAAGTGTCTGATTTCGCACCATATGAGGGATGTCGGCAATAATCGCTGGGGATGTAATCCCCTCCGCTACCCCCAATTGTGCACGGTCCATTAGATAATCAGGGATATCTAAATATTTCTGAGCCATCCATTCCCAGTCGCTTACAGCTTTCGCCTCACCTAACCTACCTGCCATTTCTTCACCCTCATGCTGACATCGCACTCTTACATTTATCGCCCATCGTATAACGGGTCAACTGGTCTCGCCAACTGGCCTGCTTCTTATGCGTAGCGATATGTGGCGACTGTAACTCCTCAAGGTGGATGCCTAAATACGCCAGCACGTCCACCACGTCATCATTTTTACCGAAGGGGAACTGTAACAGCTGAGTGGTTAAATAGTCCAACCAATGCGCCTCGCGTGGGAAATAGACCTTACCTTGAGCCATACGTCCCTGTAAGGATCTAGCCCTTAACGACTTATCACGTCGCCCAGGTAGCATCTCCTGTACGTGCATACTGAACTGCTTACGCTCTCGGATACGCTTGTTAAGGAATGGACCAATTGCCATCTGCATATGAGTGCGCTCGATAAGAGTAGAGGCCGGTTTATACTGCTCATGCACGTCGATCATGCGCTCCACAATCTCCATCGCATCCCAGCGACCATACATGATATCCAGTAAGTACCAGTCCTCTGACTTATCGATACCTACCACCGCACAAGCTGTGTAGTCGTTGGTCTCTTTTTGACCTAATGCTAAGTCCCAACTCGCATAAATTGTAAGTGGAGACGGTAACGGGTGTGTGTTCTTATCGTAATATTTGAAATAGTGACGTTGGAAGTAAGCACCCTCGTCTGCAGTCGGTTTCTGCTGATACAATGCCGACCATGTACTCTCATTACCTGGAGCATTCTTAATTGCGTTCAACTGTTTCAAGTCATAGCGCTCAGGGTGTAACGCCTCACCCTGTTTACGATAATCCTCATCCTCAATAGCAATCGCAGGATACTCCACCACTTCCCACAGAGGTATATCGATACCTGCTTTAATTGCGTCCTCCTGCTGTAACCGTAGTCGCCCCGACAAATCGTCATGGTGCCAGCGTGTTTGAATAACCAGACAACCACCACCAGGTGCCAAACGAGTATACGCTGTGCTATTCCACCAGTTCCACGTACTCTCCCGATTGGTCTCACTAACCGCGTCCTCCCAGTTACGCACAGGGTCGTCCACGATCAATAAGTGAGAACCGCGACCTGTAATACCACCACCTACACCGGCAGCTAAGAATCCGCCATTACGGGTGGTGAGCCAATTCTCAACAGACTGACTGTCCTTATGCAACCGAGTCCCTTTAAACACATTCTGGTAACTTTGCTCTCGTAACAACTCACGGATCTTACGAGAAAATGTCATAGACAATGATGCACTGTAGGAACAGGCTATCACCTCCATCTCTGGGTGATTACCTAAGAACCAAGCGGGGAACATAGTCGATGCAAGGAGGCTCTTACCGTGACGAGGTGGGACTGCGATCATCAATCGAGGGGATTTTTTATCAATGATATCCCGCGCGAACTGTTCTAACCTCTGGCATATGTCTTTGTGCACCCAACCAGGGAGATAGTCAGGCTGCATTCGCATAACAAACGGTAACAATCTACGTCGTGCGAGTACCCGACGAACTAACTCCTGTTCCTGAAGCTCTTTTTGAGAAACAGTAGCGGTTTTAGCCACCTTGCATTTCGTACAGTACTCATCCGTATCAGGTATTACTTTCCCACAGTCTGCGGCGCTACACAGTTTCATTAGTGATGAGCATCAACGTTGTCATCAGATTCAGGTGTCAGTGTTAACTCATTACCACCGGACATCGCCAACAACTCATCATCACTCAAGGTCTCTAACTGCTCCACTTTAGTGTAATTGGCGTTAATGTTTACTGTCTTTTCTGGCTCATACACGCCGTGCATCTTCCCTATCTCTCGGATAGCTGTTATCTCTTCAGTAGCAGTAGCAGACTTACGATGTGCATCGAACAACATATTTGTTAGCAGACCTCGCGAGATCTTCACATGCACCTCATTCTCCATCTGATAAAAATCAAGATGGGTTGCTATATCTACATCTTTCAACCATTTGGCACCCATATGCCTACTGATGCCTGCCGACTGACAAGCTAGAGCGGTATTAAATGTATGTGCGAACGTATGAACGAACGCCTGCTGTTGGCGCGTAATAGTAGGCAATCCATGAATATACCGATCGTTATCCATCAATCTTATGGTCGTTGGGTCCATACCTATATATTAGCTACGCTAATACTTTATGTCAATTTCTAACCGGCAAATATTTTGGCAAATATTTTTGGTAAATATTTTGGCAAATATTTTGGACTTTGGACGCTTGTCTGTCCATACCGGTGCAGAAGACAAGAGGGGGTGATCCCGATTCGAAACAGCAAAAGCGCTTGCGTTTTTCAATATATCGATATGGGACCCTAGTTCATCGCGGGTCTTGAAGGACACAAGCGCTTTTGCTGTTTCTAATCGGATCACCCACTCTTGTCTTCTGCACTGGTCAGCAAAGTGATTCACGTTCATACATCTGTTTATCTTCCTAGTTTGGCTGTGTTGGGTGTATTAGGCGTTTTGCTTAGTACATTAAACGAAATAGGAGAAGTAGAATGAGAAACATCATGGAAATAGCAGAAGAGTTCGCTCCGACGCATCTAGTAGCAATCGAGGTTATGAGCCATTCTCGGTTGTATCAAGACCCATTGCATTTTTGGATGGGTGAGGAGTTCGAACTAAGTGAAGAGCACTACGATGACTTGGTTTTCAACATCGAAGAAGGAAAACGTCGTAATGATGGTTTCCAGGTATATTCATCCATCTCATTAAACGGAGCAGTAAAATGAACAAGTACGTCACGAAGGATTTAATCACTGCACAGGTTGTTAAAGAAACAGGCTGGAGCTTGTTGAGATCAGCATACATGAATTGCTGGGGAGCGTGTAACTCTCTGGCCGCAAAGGAGATCGATACTGCAGACGGCGGTATTGATGCTTACGAGCGCGCGGAGAATGAGGAGGTAATGAGAAAGCAAGATAAAGAGTTCTCATTCGCGACCGGGCTTGAAACCCAAGTCGATCCTATAGTCACAGCCCGCCAATGGATGGGAGTGATAGAGGTCCTGTACCCACTGATGGACGCAAAGGATCGCTTACATCCATCGGACTTCTTAAAGGAACGGCTTAATGAAAAGCCCGAGTTCGAGATGTCTACGCCAGACATTGAGATGCGGATGAACGCCACGGGGTTATCTCAAGCGGAAATACTCGCTAAGTTCAGGGAAAACTCCTTAGTGGCTTGGAATAAGCAGTCTGCGCAACGGGAACGGGCTGCAGATATCTTTAAAGTCATAGGCGCGGTCGATGATGCACCTCAAGCGCTAATTGAAAAAATAGAGCAGTTCGCTACTAAGCGAGCAAAACAAGCATCATCGGACAACATGGTAGAGCGAGGCAATGAAAGCCTGGCGAATATCGCGTTGATTAAGCAGGAGCTCGCGGAGGCGGAAGCGATTATAACCCACTAAGTTAATAGGAGTACCGACTAACCCTCGGCGTCAATTGGCGTCGGGGGTTTTTTTATGTCAGCGACCTAACGCCTAAAAGCGAGGCACAATGCGGCTACAGCGAGGCACAATGCGGCTACAGCGAGGCACAATGCGGCTACAGCGAGGCACAATGCGGCTACAGCAAGTGCCTGGGGTATGTACTCCGCAACAAGCGTTCGTGGCTAACTAGGCTTTCACAACAGCTATCTACTTACGTCCCCTTTCTTATGTACCAGCGACCTAGAATCAACGAATAGAGGCAATCACCGCAAAAAGCAAGTGCCTGGGGTATGTACTCCGCAATAAGCGTTCGTGGCTAACTAGGCTTTCGCAACAGCTATCTACTTACGTCCCCTTTCTTATGCGTTAGTAAGTGATCCCTGTTCATCCGTCTGAGTATCAGTCATGTTCAGCTGAGCTTGGTGGGGTACTAGTGGTTACTTAGTACATCAAACTAACGAAGATAGGAGAAGTGGAATGAAAAATATCATGGAAATAGCCGACGAGTTCGCTCCGACGCATCTAATAGCAATCGAAGTAATGAGTCAATGTCGGTTGTATCAAGACCCACTACAGTTTTGGATGGGAGAGGAGTTCGAAGCAACTGAAGACCACTACAACGACGTGGTTTTCAATATTGAAGAAGGAAAACGTCGTAATGATGGTTTCCAGGTGTATTCAGCAATTTAACTAAACGGAGTAAGACAATGAGTAAATATACAACCAAAAACCTCATCACTGAACAAGTGGTTAAGGAAACAGGGTGGAGTCTGTTGCGTTCGGCGTACATGAATTGTTGGGGGGCGTGTAGCTCCCTAGCGACAAAGGAGATCGATACTACAGACGGTGGGATCGATGCGTATAACAAAGCAGAAGACGAAGAAATAATGCGAACCCAAGACAAGGAATTCTCATTCGCAACGGGACTTGAATCACAAGTGGACCCCATAATCGCAGCCCGCCAATGGATGGGAGTGGTAGAGACGCTATATCCGATGATGGACGCAAAGGATCGATTGCATCCCAGAGAGTTTATCCAAGAACGGCTTAATGAAAAACCCGACTTCGAGATGTCTGAAGCGGACATTGCGGTGAGGATGAGCGCCACTGGGTTAACGAAGGAGGAAATACTCTCTAAGTTTAAGGAGAACTCATTGATTGCTTGGAATAAGCAGTCTGCACAACGGGAACGTGCTGCAGAGATCTTTAAGACCATAGGAGCAGTGGAGGATGCACCTCAAGCTCTAATCGAAAAAATAGAGCAATTTGCTGCGAAGAGAGCAAAACAGGCCGCAACTGACAACATGGTAGAGCGGGGTAATGAAAGCCTGGCAAACATCGCGTTGATTAAACAGGAGCTCGCTGCGGCAGAAGAAGCAATCGTCACCCACTAAAGGGAATAAGTTATGATTTGTAAAGAATGCGGCTCAGAGATGTTAGGTGATGGGTATTCAGAGGTTATACATTGTGAGTATGCTAGT